AATATCTTCGTGATGTTATGATGCGATATCGTAACAAACTTGTATATGATGCAAATACAGGAGAAGTTCGTGATGATAAGAAGTTTATGGCGATGCTTGAGGATTTTTGGCTTCCAAGAAGAGAAGGTGGTAGAGGTACTGAAATTACTACTCTCCCTGGTGGTCAAAACCTTGGAGAAATCACTGATATTGAATATTTTAAGAAGAAACTTTATCGCTCACTGAATGTTCCACCATCAAGAATGGATGGAGAAGGTGGATTTAATCTTGGTCGTTCATCAGAAATCTTGAGAGATGAAGTTAAATTTAGTAAGTTTGTTGCTCGTTTAAGAAAGAGATTCTCTTATATGTTTAGTGATATGTTGAGAACCCAATTGATTCTCAAAAATATCATTACTCCAGAAGACTGGAATCAAATGGATGAGCATATCCAATATGATTTCTTGTATGATAATCACTTTGCAGAACTTAAAGATGCAGAGTTACTTAATGAAAGATTGAATATGGTTCAGATTGCAGAACCTTATGTTGGAAAATATTTCTCCCAAGATTATGTGAGAAGAAAGATTCTTCGTCAGACCGATATTGAAATCATAGAACAAGATGCTCTTATCAAAAAAGAAATTGAGGAAGGAATAATTCCAGATCCAAGTATACCTGTAGATCCACAAACTGGTTTACCTTTAGATCAAACTGCCCAAATGGATTTGGGTCAACCAGTAATGGAACCTCAAATTGATGCTTCTGCAACTCAAGTTAACGCCAAAGCGGTAGAAATGCCCAAGGGTGGTGAAATTTGATAAATAACAACGATTAATTAATTTAAAACTATGGACGATTTAATGGATATGATTGCTACTGATGAATCCCCCTCACAGATTAGTGATAAAATTAAAGATCTTTTGTTTGTAAAAGCAGCAGAAAAGGTTGATGATTTTAGACCTGCGGTAGCAAACGCAATGTTCAATAGCGAAACAAACGAGGAAGAATGAAATCCTTTAAACAGTTCATCTCAGAGTCGGTAAATATTTCTGGTGATTTTACTGGAAATCTTTACATTAATTCTCAACAACCAGAGCAACAGCAAGTTGGTGAAGGATATGTTGCAGATGTTCTGTGGAACGGAAGTCTCTATAGAATGGAATTAACCACTAATACTGGTATTCCATCCAAGCAGTCTTTAGGTGAACAGTTGCAGACTGAGTATCCTGGAGCAATTGTTCATCAAATTTATCCAGTAATGGAAAGGAATATTAATATTAAAAATACACAAAGATACCATCCATCAAAATTAGAGTGGATTAATTAATGGCTCAGTGGAATATTCAAACTCAAGATTATTTAAATCAAGAAAGAAGTCTTTTTGAAGTTAATGGCGTTGCAACCAGAGATGGTAAAATTGTAGATGAACTTAATAGATTTCCGGTTAGTATAAATTCCGATGCTTTTGGAAGAACACGAGTATCAAATCCATTAACACTCTTTGATAGTTCTCATAGGTATAGGGACAATAATCTTTGGGAGAGTTTGATTGTAGGTACAGGTTCTACCGTTGGATTTGTAACTACACAAGGCCTAATTAACATAGGTATTGGAACTACTGTGGGTTGTTCGGTTATTAGAGAAAC